AAAGAATGTTGTACGCTGGCTTATTATATTAAATATTTCTATTATTGGTTTATTAACTTATTTAAATATGGCTTTAGCATAGAAGCCTATTTCCAAATACCATATGAAAAAGAAGCTTATGCAAAAGAACATAATAATCTCCAAGAGATTAATAGATTTCTTGCGTAAATACAATAGGTATGTACTATTCGGAAGGATATCAAATGAAGAAGCATGGGGCTTTGCAGTCAGAGATTACATTAATTACCGCAAAGAAATTAGTGAAAAGGATAGATGAGGAAACTGATAAGCCCGTACCAGACATTGACCTGATAGAAGCATTGTCTATCGCACTCCGAGAGATTGGTAGAATTGCCGTATCATTCAAGGCTTTTGAAAACATAAACAGCCTTAATGGAATCCAGTTTAATGTTGATAAAGAAGAACCATTAGATAATAAGAATTAGGTGTACAATGATATTCTTAGATGAGGATATTGATATTAGATTCTCCATTGGTACTAACACTCGAACAGAGAAGAAGCTTAGGTCTAAGTATCTAGAACTAGCCAAGGCTATGAATAGTATGAAAATGGAATCTAGAGAGAAAACTATAGCTCTGGAGAAATTAGAGGAATCTTTCATTTGGGCAGTAAAGGGAGCCAATGAAGTTTCAGAAAATCCGTGGTAAAACTCATTATGTGTTTGAGGAGAAGTATGAATTTGAAAACTATTTCATGGGTAAGATTGGAACTGTACCAAAGCTAATAGAGAACTGGAGAGAAGCTGGCGAGGGTGATTGGGTCATTGCTGATGATGGAGGCATAGTACAGGTGCTAAAGAAATTTAAGGCCCGTCACCCACATGATCGCCCTAACTACTCTGCTCACAACGGAATGGTTAGAACAGTTGTTGGTACGTTTATTCAGGCCGACAAGTACGAAATGGATACCGACTTCACCCTCCACGAGAGTCGGTATCGCATATCGGGCGCTGGCGAGGCCAGGATTAACTACAGATGGAATACGAGAGAAGACCTAACTAAAAAAGAATTAATCTTCGTGGCTGAGTTGTGCTCCGGGAAAACATTGCAGAAGGCTTATGAATCTGCATTTGGCCCCAAGTATAACTGGATTGAAAAGGCCACAGCACTATTAAAGAGAGATAGAGTTATGAATAAGATTAATGAAACATTGCGTGACACGATGGAGTCCAAGGGGCTTGGTATAGATTTTATACTTGACCGGCTAAAGGACTTGGCTATTGGCGCTCAATCTGATGCCGTTAAACTAAGTGCCCTGAAAGAGATTGGTGAATACTATGGGGCAAAGGAGAAAGTAAAGGAGGTTACTACTGGCCGTATGATGATTCAATCTCCATTCTCTGAGCATGATATAGCCATGATAGAGGCCGAAGAGGTCAAGGTTTTATCTGAAGTGGAAACTGATTAAAATGACACTCAGGCAGAAGCAATCTAAATTTGTATTTATGCTGGCTCAGTTAATAATATTTGCCTATTCCAAAGGATATGAGCTTACGCTTGGACATGCCTATCGTGATCCTTGGTCAACAATAGGCCATAAAAATTCACTACACAAAAAGAGATTGGCGATAGACCTCCACCTTTTCAGAAATGGAATCTATCTGGAAGATACGAATGCACATAAGGAACTAGGTGAATATTGGGAATCAATAGGTGGAACATGGGGTGGTAGGTTTAACGATGGGAACCATTACTCATTGGAACACGAAGGAATGAAGTAGTGAGCAAGTGGGATAAGAACTATACCGGAAAATCTGCTAGCTATATTACCAAGCTATCCTCTGAGCATGAAAGAATACTACGTGCTTCATATGATAGCTTAATCACATTCGGTAAGCTATTCTTAAAGGGTGACTTTCGTAAATCGGAAACACCCTTATTTCATTATGAGATAGCTGATGAATTAATATCATCAAGCAACAAACCCTGTGCAATCATAATAAGCAGGGGCCATGCAAAAACTACATTAATTAAAAGCAAGCTTGTACGTGATCTTGTATTTGCCAAGAAAGCCTACGAGTGGGGATTCACCGATAAGCCCAAAGATTTATTCTTTGGCTGGGTCTCATCCAATCAAAAGAAATCTAAAAACAATGTAGCCTATGTTAAACTAAATCTCCAATACAATGAAGACATAGCATTCTATTTTGGAAAGGACCATCATGGCTTAAAAGGTGATACGTGGAATCAGGAAGATCTTGTTACGTGCTATGGAGATAGGCTTGTATCATCATCCAATCTTACGTCAATGCGTGGAGATACTCTGGCTACGCTTAAGTCTGGGGCTGTCCGCTATACTGCCGTACTAATTGATGATGCCGAGAATGAGGAAAACACCAGAACACAATCATCAAGAGAAAAGATAGTTGACAACATAATGAACGGTATCCTCCCTGCTATTGAAAAGAATGAGCCGGGAGCCCGACTATTCCTAATTGAAACCCCTGTACATTGGGATGCATTCGCCCAGAGAATACTTGATAAGTGGGATAAGATCAAGGATTCATCACAGGAAGAGATAGATGACTTCTCGTGGAAAGTTATAACATATTCTGCTACACAACCAGATATGCCCGGTGGAGTATTGTGGAACTCATGGATGCCAAAAAATAAACTTGATGAAATAAAGAAGCTATACGTAGACTCTCCTCGAGGCGTTGAGGGCTATTATCAGGAATACGAACTACAGGTTCAGTCAAGTGAAAATTCTCTATGGTCAAGAAAACATCTACAATATTGGGATGGCTATTACAAGTGGGCTGACGGACAAAACTACATAGTTGTTGACGGTGAATATGTGCCAGTTAACACATTCATAGGATGCGACCCTGCTACTGATATAGATACAAAGTACACTGACTTCTCTGTTATAATGGCCATAGCGATAGACCCAAATAACAACCTCTACGTGCTTGACTACGAAAGGCATCGTGGTATACCAACTCTTGGATTGCGTGGCTCAGACGGCAAGATAGACGGCAAAAAAGGTGTTGTAGACTATATGATAGAACTATATGACAAGTACCATTGTAAGTCTGGTGTAGTTGAGGATGTTGCCATGAACCGTTCGGTTATACAATCACTTAACGCTGAGCGAAAAAGGCTAAACAGATGGGACTTGGCGATTAGTCCAGCTAGCCCCGGTGGCCGTGAAAAGATAAATAGAATCTATACTGGTTTGAATAACCGCTTTGCGTCAGCTTCAATATTTGTACGTGAGAATCAGTTTGACTTAATAAATGAGATAATAAAGTTTGGGCCAAAGTTAGCCCATGATGATACGATAGAGTCACTGTATTATGCTGCCCTATATGCCTATCCACCAAAATTTGGTTCTGGTATGGATATGGATACCGGGCGTAGGAATAAGACAGAAAAAAGAAAGGCTAAGCCGTGGCTTATAGCTTAGATTATTCTCCATATGTTGGAGTTGTATGCTCCAGAGCAGGAAGCAAAAGACTGATAAACAAGAACAAGTTGAAAATAGATGGTAAACCAATGGCCATACGTGCTATTGATACATTGTCGAATGCCATTGGAAGTAAGAACGTATATCACTTAACCGATATTGAAGACTTTCTTGGGAACAGCAACACAGTGAAAAGACCACCAATGTTAAATGGTGATCATACTCCATTGCAGGATGTGGTGAAATGGTTCATACGCCCGGCATATTTCTCCAATGCATTGATGCGACAAGAAGCTGTAATAATTATGATGCCTACCAATCCATTTTTAAATGAGAAGGAAATCAAACGAGCTATCAAGCTATATGAATCTGGCGAGTTCAATATTGTCAGATCATATGACTCAGATGGAAAAGAGAATGGCCTATATATAATATCGCTGACATTCCTGATGAGGCATCAAACAATGGGCGAGATAAAGGATTACGATACATATACTGGAGCAATCTTTTTAAAAGGTAAAGAAATCCATACATCGGAGGAATATGATTATGCTAGGAGTAAATTGGGATGAGTAGCATTCTGCTTATCGGAGAGATAGGACATAACTGGAATGTGACCAATGACCGTGAGCAGAATATCAGAATCGCTATTAAACTCATAGAGGAGCTAGCCAAAGCCAAGTGGGATGTAGCCAAGTTCCAACTATACGATGTTGATAAAATAAAGCAGCCCGGAGATACAAACTACGAAGAACTCAAGAGAGCTCAACTAGATTTTCATGAAGCCGTCATGCTAAAACAAATATGCGACAACTGTGGGATAGAGTTTGCAGCATCGGCCTTTGATGAGGAAAGAGTTGAATGGCTGGAAAGAATAAAGGTTAAAAGACATAAGTTAGCATCCAGAAGCATACACGATATATCGCTAATCAAGAAGATGCTAAATACTGGCAAACCAATCATAGCTTCGCTGGCAGCATGGAATAGTGATCAACTGCCAACATTTGATGCTGACTTTCTTTTTTGTAAGTCAAGGCGGCAGATATTGCGTGATGGTTTCTCGTTAGATGATATGCCGAATTTTAACAATAAAGATAATCTAAATGGATTCTCCGATCATTATGTTGGTAACGGTGCTACAATAAAGGCAATGGAGTTAGGTGCTAGAATAATAGAGAAGCATGTAACTCTTGATAAGAACTATCCCGGATGGGATCAATCATCCAGTGCCGATATCAAGGATATAATGTCAATTAAATATGCTAGCGACAAAATAAAGAAACTTAGGGAGAAATAGCAATGGCCAATGAAGACAGTAAAATGGCCAAGAGGAAGTTAACTGTAAATAGTAAGAAACGGGCCAAGGAAGTTCTTGATTTATTCCAGAAGGCTAACTCTGGTGTACGAAGTAAGTGGAAGTACATGGAGCAGAAGTCGTTTGATTTCTTCCTTAACTCACAGTTAACAGAAGAAGAGCTCTTGGCGCTAAGAGAAGCTGGAATGCCTGACTTTACTATCAACAGGGTTACGCCAGTTATAGAGACAATGAAATATTTTGTTACAGCAAATAATCCACGCTGGAAGGCAATTGGTTCTGGCGGAGAAGATATTGATATGGCATCTGTACATACCGATATCATTGATTATTGCTGGGCATTGTCTGGTGGAAAGAGCCTATTGTCACAGGCAGTACAGGATGCTCTTGTAAAGTCTAAGGGGTATATGCACATATATGTTGATCCAGACGCAGACCGTGGTATGGGAGAAGTTAAGTTTGAAAAGGTTGACCCATTCCATGTATATGTTTCAAGCAGATCATCTGATTTCCTTGAGCGTGATGCAACATATCATATTATAAAAAAGGACTTACCAAGACATGAACTTCTAAACAGACTTCCACAATATGCCGGGTTAATTAAGCGTGCCAGTGGTGAGCAAACATATGACTACCTTACCGAGCGTGATGTTGACGATGAAAACTCAATCCAACTGGATGACATGGAGCAGCCAACAAAGCCAGATGGTAGCGAAGATGATATGTTACCGTATTATGAAGTCTATGAGCCTATCAGAGTACCATATTATAATCTGTTTGTACGGATCGCTCCACCTGAATCGGAAGTTGCTTCAGCTAAAGAACAGATTGATTTAGAATTAGAGAAGCTTGCCTCCGAGTTAGAGGTAGCATTCTTGGAAAAGGAACGTGAGCTAAGAGCTCAGCTTGAGCGTGGCGAGATAATTAAGGAACGCTATGATCTTGAATTAACAAAGTCACGTGCAATGATAGGACAATCACTGGAAGAGCAACGCTCTATTATGTATAATCGCATAATGGAAGAAGCTTCTAAGGTAGAGCAACGTGTTGTTACTGAGGAAGAGTATAATGAATTAAAGAAATTAATTAGTAGCGATATAGTTTCTGCTACCCCCTACAATGAACGTAAGGTAAAGAAGACCTGTGTCGTTGGTGATAGAATGTTGTATGAGCAAATTCTAAACATAACCAGTTCCCCGTTAATACCTATCCCCTATCTCCACACTGGTTCACCATGCCCCATGTCTGCTGTCCAACCATTAATCGGAAAGCAGCGTGAGATTAATAAAGCTCACCAGATAATGATCCATAATGCCAATCTGTCGTCTAATTTAAGATGGTTATATGTGGAAGGTGAGCTGGATGAGGATGAATGGGAATCCTACTCAAGTTCCCCAAGCGCATTACTTAAATATCATCCCGGGTTCTCTGCTAGTGGGCCAAGGGAAATTCAACCACAAAATATTAATAATGCTTTCTTTACAATTGAACAAGATTCAAAGAGTGATCTTGAGTATATCGCTGGTATACAACCACCGTCAATGGGTATGAGTAGCGGCAGCGATGAAACATACCGTGGTTTCTTGGCTAAAGATGAATATGGTACTCGACGGATACGTTCATGGGTATCAAACGTACTCGAGCCTGCCTTAGAACACATAGGTAGAATATTTCAGGAAATGGCTCAGGACACCTATTCAATCCATAAAGTATTCCGTATTGTGCAACCAAACAATGCTGGTGAATATGACGGAAAGGAAACTGAGATCAATGTTCCGATATATGATGATCTTGGTGAAGAAATTGGCAGATGGAATGACTATGCTTCCAGCCGGTATGATGTTCGCCTAGTAGCCGGTTCAACTCTACCAGTTAATCGCTGGGCCATTGCCGAGGAATACAAACAATACTTTGAACTTGGTGCGATTGATGATATAGCATTCATTCAGGAGATCGATATCAAAAACAAAGAAGCACTGATTGAGAGAAAAGCCCTTGTAAACAGATTACAGGGAGAGATCAAATCCTATGAGGATGAGATAAAACAATTAAATGGTGATATAGAAACATTGCGTAGACAAATCATCCAGAGTGGTATCCGTGATGAGGTACGGCAGGCTGGAGTAGAGGTTGACCGTTCTAAAACTGAAACCAAAATGGCTGATAAATTAATGCAGGAACGTTTACGTGATGAACTCAAATCATTCAGAAGTGAAATGAAAAAAGAGTTTGATGTAATGAAATCACAAATGAAAAACGATTTACAGAAAAAAAATGAAAAAAAATAAATTTTTTACTTGACTTTTGCTAAATAATTTATTATATTATGTTGGGAACCTAGGAGGTTTTAATGTTTTTATTTAAGGAAGATAACTCTACTGGAAATGTAGACTTCGACCAAATCGATGGAAATGATGTCAAACAAGATTTTGACGTTGATGATTTTTTTAACTCGCTAGACAAAAGTGTAGATGGGGCTATCTTCGATGATGGGGCAACACCCGATGTTAAAGAAGATAGTGGTGCGGAGAGCAAACCTGCGCAACAGGATGAGGTAACTGAGTTGCGAAAGGAGCTTGAAACGTACAAGAAGCGTTATGGTGACTCTAGCCGTGAGGCTAAGAGACTGTATGAAGAGAACAAGGAACTTGCTAACTACAAGGAATATGTTCCTCTTTTGAAAGTAATGCAAGATGACCCCGGAGTAGTTAATATTGTGCGTGATTACCTCGAAGGCAACATAGCTCCTAAATCTATTCGTGATGAGCTTGAGTTGCCAGAAGACTTTATCTTCGATGGGGATGAAGCTGTTTCTGATCCGAATTCAGATTCTTACAAGGTAATGGAATCAATGATTGGTCGTATGATGCAAAAGCAGATGCGTAACAGCACTCCAAGGCTACAACCAGCCGAGCAACATACTAATGACGTTGAAAATTCTCTAAATGATTTCAGGGAAAAAATGAAATGGTCAGACGATGAACTCTCCGAATTTGTTGAGTTCGCAAAAAATAAGACACTGACACTCGAGGATATATATTACCTTAAGACACGTGAAAGTCGTGATCGTGAAATAGTGCGCAAATCCAACGAAGAGAAAGAAAAACAATTAAAGAAGATGCGTCAAACTAGCCCATCCCTTAGTTCTGTTGGTGGAGAATCAAGTGGCTCTACGGAAGAGGACGAGATTTTCAAAATGATGAAGGGAATTAATAGTGGTATGAACATCTTCGGAAGTTAATACTTTCTACTTCAAGAGGTAAATTAAATGTTTATGTTTATGTCCGACACACTTACTCTCTCTCAATTTACTGGATTGACTGAGAGTGGAGCTGCGTCAACTGGTTCGACTCTTTCTACTGGTGATCTTCGCCGTAAGTATGACTTTGGTGATAAGGTATCTGAATTATCTATCCCCCAAGACCCATACTTCCGCTTCCTTGCGAAGTTGCGTAAACAACCGGTCAATGACACGCAGTTCAAATTCACGGAAGAACGTCCGTCCTTCCACAAACGATATACATATGTAGTTGCTCATGGTACTAATTCTTCTGTATCCACAACTGCTGATGCAACCGTTACCGCAACTAATATCGCTGCTGGCGATACATATTATTTCAAACTTGGCTCTGACTACAAAACCGCTGGCAACATCGGTAATGTATATGATGCCAATAGTGGAGCACGTTCAAATACGATTGCCATTGGTGCAACCGGGACACGTCCGAACTGGATCTTTGAAGGATTAGTTCTTAAAGTTCCGTTTGGCTCTGACTACCAGACACCCAATGATTTTATCCTTGGTCGTGTGCAGAGTGTAACCTATAGTGGTGAATATGCCATTGTTGAGTTGCTGGTCACCCGAACACTTGGCACTTCTACCAATAATGAATTGCAATGGCTCAGTGCAACAGCACCAATGAGTGCTACCTATGATGTATCCCATGCCAATATTCTTGCTGGGCTTGAGTCCAAAAAGACGTATGCTGCTGGTAATGCATTTGGTAAGGGTAGCGGTTATCCCGATACATGGGCAGATAATCCGTATTCGACCGGGTATGGTCAAACACAGATTTTCAAAACTGCTCTTGGCATGGATAACTCAACACGTGCAGTAGAGTTCCGTTATGCGAGAAACGAAATGGCTCGTCTTTGGATGAACAAACTCGTTGATCACAAATGGGATTTGGAACACGCTGCGTTGTTCTCTAGCCAATATACTGATGCCAGTGGTATTCAGTACACTCAGGGAGCTCTTGACTATATTGTAAAATATGGTAATATCTTCTCGCTCACACATTCATCGAAGACAGCAGATGACTTCCTTGATGATATGAGCCAGTATGTTGATCCTCGGTATAACTCAATGAACGCTACGCTGTTCCTTGTAGACAAATATACCTATAACTGGATGAACAAGCTCTCTGGATACTTTAATAATAACGTACAGATTTCACCGAACTTCCGCACTGAACTTATGTTCAAGGGTGTAAGTGATAAGCTTGGTGTAGCCGTAACTAAATTCTCCACCATTTATGGTGATATGAATGTTGTACACGATCCGCATCTTGACGGAACTGGTGTACATATTATGGCTATCAATCTCAACGGTGTTAAATACCGTCCGTTGGTTGGCAATGGAATCAACCGTGATACTTCTGTATATGTTGGTGTACAGACACTTGAGAACTCTGGTGTTGACAAACGAGTTGACCTGATTCTTACTGAAGCTGGTATCGAAATGTCACTGCCTGAAACTCATGCTGTTTGGAAATCTTAATTAATGACCAAGACTTGATATTAGTTTATCTGGTCGCATAAGGAGAATTTAAATGTTTGCTGTTGACAAATATTATCCCGTTCAGGGGAGCAACAAATACGAAACCGTATCGTTCCCTATGACAAAAGCCTTTACTGTTGATCTTACCAATACAACTGGAGCTACCACGTATGAATTGGTAACATTCCCTAAAGGCTCAATAATTCTTGGTTTTGCTGTACGTATGGCCGAAGCACTTGAAGCCACTGCTGCATCCACAATCCAATTTGGATTTACTGGAGTTGGTAGTATGCTCTCTACTGCGCATGGCTCTGGCGCAGCTACAGCTGGAACAATTATCACTGGAAACTCCAATTCCGCACTATCAAGTAAAACAGCTCAAATGGCATATGTGCTTACTGCTGCTGATACATTCGACTTGATTGTTGGCACTGCTAAAATCAGTGCTGGCGGAAAAGCTGATTGCTATGTTGTATACGTTCCGACTCCACAGGATTCGCTTAGTACGTCTGATTTCTTGTCGCTGTCACCGGGAGCATAATTAACGAAAGGAGATTATAATGTCTCAATATTGGATTGCAAATGTCCCCGGTAGTACGGTAACATCAAGTGAGGCTGAGCGAGTAGCCGTAGTAGGAAGAACTGCTGCATCTACCATAACTGCTGCAAATGTAGCTGCTCTTGGTGGGACAGCAGTAGCAATTCCCATTAAGGTATCAACCGGTCTCGGTGCTGTTACGCACTTTATGGATATTACGGTTGCTAGCTCTAGCCGGAATATGGTATGTACTGCACTGGCATCGTCCAACGGTGTTACTGTAAATGTTGCCAATAATGTTGGCTATCTGCGTATTAAAACACGTGGTTCTACTGGCGACGAACTTAATCGCTACATATTGCTGTTTAGTTCTTAATTAGTATATGGGGCTTTTTAGCCCCACATACTTTAAATCTATAATCAACTGTAGGGGTACACTATTAAACACGTTTACATTTTAGGTAAGGGCGATGGCTGGGAAGAAGTCAACAATGCACCAAAAAACTCAGAGATATGGGGTGTAAATGACGCATGCCTTCGCACACCAACTGTAACAAAAACATTTCACATGCATGACCTTAAGAAATTTAATGAACAAGAAATAACCCATTCGTCCACAAAGTTACTTGCTGAATATGCGAAAGATCATCCTGATATGGATATATTTTCAGTTAAGAAATGGTCAAAGATACCACACATTAAAGAATACCCATTGGATGAAATTGTTGAACATTTTAAGCTACCTGTTCCGTACTTTACATCTGGGCCTGAATATATAATTGCTTATGCTATTTATTCTGGATATGATGAAATTAGTTACTTGGGCTTAAACATGACTGTTGGCAAGGAATACATAGACCAGAAACCCGGAATGGAATTTTGGACTGGCATGGCATTGGGACGTGGCATAAAGGTGAACCTACAGCATAACGTAACATCATTGCTAAAAACAAGAGACAGCCACTTATATGGCTACCTAACTAAACAATGGAGGATTTATTGAAGTTAACTGTTGAAGAACGTATTCTTTTGTTTGGGTTATTCCCACAACAGAGTGACTATGAAACCTTAGTGGCCTTTAAAAAACTTGAAAAAGAACTTAGATTTAACGAAGAAGAATCTCGCAAGTTTGATATTGACCAAGTAGTAGTTGATGGACAGCAACAGGTTAAGTTCAATAAAGAGGTGACTACAGGATATCTTGTTGATGTACAAGTTCCACATAGGGCTCTTTCTTATTTTTCTGAGAAGTTATCTGAGATGAGTGATAAAAAAGTCCTTAGTTATCCTCACATCCAATTGTATGAAAAATTTGTACTTGGAGAAGTAAATGCCGACACTAGTAAGCAAGGTAAGGGAAATAACAAAAAGTAGCTCTGATGTTACTAACAATCAGTCGGTTATAGATTACTTGAGCAGTGGAGCCCAATATGTAATTAGCGGGCTCCCTTCTCATATGTTACATATAGCTGCTACGGATACAACCGTGACATCTGGTTCTGGCGTAACGCTAGCTGGAAATGGAAGGTTGCTAGGGGTTAGGCTTGGTCAGGTAGAGTGTATGGAGATACCAGTAACAGAATCATATGTATATAACATTCTACTAACTGCATCACCAATAGACGAAGCTACTACACAATTCCCTGTTTATTATACACAAGCAGGGAAAATTTATATTAAGCCAAATCCAAGTGGTTCATATCATGGTGTTGTGACATTCGCTCAAACACCAACGATAACATCTAATACATCCACTTGGGCATTCCAAGAGTTTGAATCAATCCCAATTAAATATGCCGCTAGCCTTGACGCCAAGGCAATGTCTAATTATTTTATGGAAAAGACTTCATCCTCCGTTAGCACAGTTTCTATGACCAATATAGAAGATGCGTTAACAAAAGCACAGAATTTAATAGATAATCTTGGAAGCACTGACTTTGAATCGTATATTGATGACGAGGATTCTGAAATGGCTCAGGTGGTTGTTCAGGGTGCTAGTCAGGAAGTCAATAGGGCTTCACAGGAAATAAACAAAGAAATGCTCAGAACCAGATTATCAGAACAATACAACATTCTGTCAACAAGATATAATGAAATATCTAATGTTTTATATAAAGAAGCATCTGATGAATTGGATAGACTGATATCCAGTAACGATAAAATGATTATGATGCAACTGGCCAAAGGACAACAGCAGGGAGGTAACCAGTGACAGTATTAGAAATAATGGAACGGGTAGGCTCCAGACGACCAAATAGGGTTATAGCTTATATCAACGACGCATTTAGCGAAATAGAAAGTTTAATTCCAGAAAGAACAACTGGATACATGATAGATGTGACTTCTGATACGAGACTATATGCGCTTCCAAGCAACTTAGTAAAGCTATTAGGTGTCTATAGAAAATCATCTACAGATGGCTCGTATATCAGGATAGCCCACGTAAATAATATTGATCTAATAGATGGTATCAGTTCAACGGTAACGGTTGATACTACTGATATATTGGTGGTGTAATATGGCAGTATATGGTTATAAATATTATATAGATGGTCAAAATATTGCCATCCTACAAAACTATAATACTTCGTTGTTTCCGCTAGACACCAGAACTGTATATAAAACTCCAAGCATAGATGACTCATCTGCAATATATCTAAGATATACTGTTACTCCGACAGCTCCAACTTCAGTGAACAGTGATCTTGGCCTATCGAAAGAACTATCTCTTGCTGTTGTGTATTATGTAAAATCCAGACTGGCTGAGGATAATGAGGATATGCGCTCACGTGACTTCTTCTATAATAAGTTTCTTACATATATACACCGACACCAAAACAATAAGCGTGGCTCAGCAAGAATATCTATACCATCTGGCATAACGGCATTGAGGTAATAATGAGAGATTCAAGATATATATGTGGAAAGAATGACGGCAAGCCAAAGACAGGCTACACATTAAAACTATATGCCTTTTCTACCGGGTCGAGTGGCTATACCGGTTCTGCGTTATATACCTATACTGATAATTCAGATGGGACATATTATGCAGATATAACAACAACAATAAAGGGAACGTTTGTAACAACTACCCCAACAGGTGTAACAGTTATACCAGATAATTTAATTGGTGTAATAGTACAGGGTGATAACCAGCCAACAATTCAACCCGGAGGAACAACTTAATGTTACGGAAAACTATATTATTAATATCAATGCTGGTCACATCATTACTATCCCAGACACCAAGTGGAACATACAAAATATGGGCAGATAGTCTAAAGGTGGACTCAGCTGGAACGTTTATAGATGTTACCGAGAGATCACATACAACATATGGAAAATACCTGCACTCCAGCGCAAAGGACACCATTGATGCACGGGCGCAGGCGGTTATAGGTGCTAATCCAGGATTCACGCTTGACGCCAACAGTAAAGCCGTTGTCCAGGATACGGTTGCAGATACTACGGCATTGAAATTGGTATCAGGTTCAGGGGCGAAATATCTACAACAGTTGGCTGGTTGGCTTGTTCAGCGTGATTCG